GGCCGAAGAAAGACTGGCGGGCGTCAGCGGTTGACTAGTCGTCTATTGCCATATGAACGGTTTTTTCTACACGATGACGAGTGATGAAGGAAGTTTCTTCCAAAGAGTTAAGCGTGCTGACTGAGAAATTCTTCGCGTGTCTGATAGACATATAATTCGAAGCTAAAACATTTAAATCGGTAAAAGCATTTGCATATCCAAACGGCAATTGTACATGCTCATACTTTTTATAGAAGGCGTCATTCCTTTTCTGCCACGCCTTACCGGCAGGCGTATTAAGACCACCCTGTGCAAATTCTGGCTTCTGCTTGAGCAGTTTTAAGGCATTATATGATTCTTGAACAGCCTCTTTATACTCTTTTAGTTGCGGATATTTTTCCAAAGAGAAGGTTCCATATTCAAGGCTTGAAGCAAACGTAGGCTCTATAACTATTTTCCCGGCCGCATCTCCGAGTACGGCAGGTGTTTTTATGCGCTCCATCAATGCATTAATGATGGCGGGCATGTCTTCATTGTCAGCATTTTTTATATTCGGCTTGATTATCAGCGTTTCGTATACAAGCACGTCATCGTCGTCTTTTTCTTCCGCGAAGGCAGGCACAGCCAGAAGCAGAAACAGCAGACAGGCGAACAGTTTTTTCATGGTGGGCGGCTCCTTATATGTGGTTGCCGATAGGGTACAAAAAGCCCCCTGCCGGGGCAAGGGGCTGCAATGCCTTGCGCGACAGTTGGCACTAACAGGGATCAAAAAAGCGGCCCGAAGGCCTCCAAGGAAGGGAAAGCCCCGCGCGGGCGGGGCTTGTGGGCTGGCGGGCATGCGCTGGATGTTGCGCTATACCAAGCGAGAACATTGAAGGCGCGTGGCAGCCACAACATACAGACGGGCCAAAGCTTCAATTGCCACGGCTGGCGGCATTGCGGCAGCCTGCCGGGTAAGCGCTTCGGCGGCATCCGTTGACGGAACATTACCCACAAGAGTATAAAATCTGTCCATTGCTGAGGTGATATCTTGTTCCATGCTATCTCCGGAGGAATTGATGCTGTTCATTGAAGGACATTGCCCACATTGCAATGAAAAGCGCGGCTTTAATCTTTACGCAGTAAGCGAATTCCGCTCAAAGAGGGACGTTGTAGACCTGCGCAGAGGCAGCGCAGGGCAAAAAAAAGGGCCTTACCCTGCTCGATTTTATGCTACAGGCCTTTGTGTACACTGTGGAAATCCGATTTTGATTGAGGTCGAAATTGAAGATGTTTTTCTATTTGCAATGCGAGACTGCATAACAAACCATGACCGACGCTATGATGGGCCTCTTCCGCAAATTTTACGCATGTACCCCGAACCAACCCCGCCATATAGTCACCCGTCCTTGCCTGATGCCGTCAACCAAGACCTTATTGACCTGCAAAATATGCTGAAACAGCAACTTGCGCCCCACCTTGTTATGACAGGGTGCCGCACGATATTGGAAACCGCCGTCAAAACCCTTGGCGGCGAGGGAAAACGCCTTGTAGATCAAATTCAAGACCTGAAAAACAAAGCTGTTGTCAATGGAGTGCTGGCGGATTGGGCACAGCATATCCGGCTTGAAGGTAACAGCGCCGTGCATGAGCGTTCTGGAACTCAGGAAGAAGCCCAAGAGTTGATGGAGTTTACCAAGCTCTTTCTTCAATACACCTTTGAATTCCCCAGCCGTATCACAACCCTGCGGGTGACTCCCCAATAGGCGAGAGCCACCGCAGGGTTTGCCTCCTACAACAACAAGTCAACGCGGGCGGCCAGCACATGCAGGCCGTTGACCACATCGGCGGGTATTTTGATGTTAAGGCGGTTGGGGTCTTGCAGGTCGCGCTCGGCAATGACGCGCTCGGCGTTGGCCGTAACCTCTTCCAGAATTTCCAGTGTTTCGAGATTGCGCAGTACGTCCAGCACTTCGGAGCGTACCTTGGCCGGTGTGCGGGCCGAGAGCTTTTCGCGCGGGAAGCGCAGGTCAACGCGCTCTTTGACCGCCTTGCAGGTGTAATCAAGTGTGCGGATGGTCGTCATGTCCAGCATGCTGATATCCGTAGCGCCTACGGCATTGCGGGTATAGGTGCTGACGGCGCGGACAATCTGCACTGTTTCGCCCGGCCCGACCTCCAGAGGGGTGACGCCGTTTTTGAGCATGGTTTCCTGCTCATTGCGCGAGAGGCGGGCAGCCACGGGGGGCGCGGCAATGCCGGAAAGTTCCAGCGTGTTCAGGGGGCGGGCCGGGTCTTCTTCGCTGGCGGCAACGGCGGCGTAAGCGGCGGCAAGCTCTTCGGGCAAACTCGTCGTGCCGGGCAGGCAAGCAAGGGAAATGCGCCCGCTGTTGATCTGGCCCGCAAGCGTGGTGGCGCTGGCAAGGCTGCCCGTGGTGGCCGTCCAGCCTGTGGCGCGGCGCTGCTCCAGCGGGCCGGAGATCGCCTCCAGATGTTCCCGCAGGGCCGTAAGCTGTTCCTGCGCTGCAAAGGGTACGCAGTAAATAGTGTAGCTGGACGCATAGACAGCGGCCAGCGCGTCTGTAAGATCGGGGTCTTGCTGGCCGCCTGCCATATCCGTCTTGCCGGCAGTGTACCCCGCCACAGTGCAGGACACGGCCAGGGCGATACGATTGCCCAGAGTACCCTTGTTTTTGGCGGTAAGCGTCAGGGTAGGCGTGCCGTCCTCCGGCGTGGTGATGGCAGCAGTGACGGGCAAATCCTGCGCATCGTTAATGGCCGCTACAAGATCAGCCAGCGTGTCGGCGGCGGCATCCTGATAACCGGCGGCAACGGCAACATAGCTATTGCCCACCGACAGCTTGAGTACCCCGGCGCTGGTGGCCTGCCCGGACAGGGTGACCGTGCCTTTGGCGGCAATGCCTGCGGAATGCGGCGGCACAGGCAGCACGGTGAGATCAATATACGGATAGGCAGTAATGGCGGCCCTGACCATCGTATGCGCCTGACTGCCGTAGCCAAAGAGTGCTGCTGCCGTGGCATCGTCGAATATCTGCACAGGCTCAAGAGGCGCTGCGGATTCCGGCAGTTTCTGTGCTACAATCAGCACGCGCTGTTCGTTGGTGGCAAGGGTGCGCACCGCCAGCCTGGTATTGATTTCAAAATATTTACCCGGTTTGCGGATGCTGGCCGGGAGGTTGTCAAACGAGATATTGGCGCTGGCCATTGGTTACTCCTTCGTCTTTTTGCCCGGCTTGATCGCCTCGGGTACGAGATCGCCATCCACTATGCGGCGGCGGTAGTACGGGCTGTCGGCCACCTGCACGGCGGCGGCATCGTCAATATACGCTGTGGGCTTGTCTTCGCGCGGCACCTTGAGGCCGGGCGCGGCCTTGACTGTAAGCATGGTGGGCATGGCGTCCTCACACTTGGATTTGCAGGGTTATGTGATCTTCCGCTGCCGGTGGGTCTGTAGCCATGTCCTGCGGCGGCTTGAGCCAGTATTGCAGCCGCAGGCAATTCAAACCCGGCAGCGGCGCGGGATTGTTGGCATTGGCAGCGCCGGGGAAAGTCTGGCCGTCCGGCGGCAGGTAGCCGCCGGGCTGGAGCGTTGCGCCGTTTTCCGGCAAGGGCGCCTGCCCCGGCTCACGCAGGCGAACGTCCACTATGGCTGTCCAGTCCTGTGACATGACAGAAAGTGCCTGCGCTGCGGTTTTGGCGCTGAACAGGCTGCGGACACGGCCTGGGCGCAGGTGGTCAACATTATCAAGCCCGAAGTCCTGCATGCAGATGAGCCGGGCCACATCGTCGAGCATCTGATACGTACCCACATTGCCCGGCCCGCCCTTGCGCGTGGCGGCCTCGCTGCGCACACTGCGGTCAGCCACTATGGTGGTAAAGGCAAGCCGGGTGCGGAAACGGGTGCTGGCGGTATTGAGCGGCTCCGGTGCAGTACTGTCCTTGAAGGTTACCCACACAGCGGGCAAGGCGCGGATAACGCCCTGCCAGTCGCCCATGAGTTCGCCGCCGTAAGAGGACACCAGGCGCAGGTACGGCAGCTTTGCCGCCGCAATCTGCTCTATGATGCCGTTTTCAATTTCCATGATGGGCAGCATCAGAACCTCCAGATGCGTTGGCCGGGCTGGAACTGCACGGCGGCATCGTCGGCTTCGGCGGGGTCGCTGCCGTTCTCGTCGGGTAAAAGCAGGTCTGTCACGCCCCTGGCTACGCTTTTAAGCCACGCGGTGGCTTCTTCGTAGCGCCGGATGATGCTCTCGCTCTCCTGGGCGTCACCGCCTGTCAGGTGGTAGCGCGCCATGTCCATAACAAAGCCTTTGAGCGGCTCGGGTGTATCGTCGCCGCTGACTGCCAGCGGTACGGCATAGCGCGGGGCAAGGTATGTATCTGCCTCCCGGCTGGCACGGGTCAGCGCGTCAAGCACGCGCTGACCGTCCAGCGTGGGTTGGCCCTCATCATCGTCAGGCCCCTGGGCAAGGCTGAACATTTCGTCCTGACCGAAGTGCGCAGTCATAGCCTCAAGGCTGGCGTAGAGCGTGGGGCCGGACACGGCTTTAGCCTGCCTTTTTAGCCGCTTTTGCGGCGGTTTTATCGGTTTTGGCCGTAGCCGGAGCTTCGGCCTTGGGCGCGGCAGCGGGCAGATTTTCAACCGGGCCAGTACTGACATTGGCATTGCTGTCAGATTGAACGGGCGTGTCAGTGACGACAAGCTGCGGGTCAGCTTTCAGCCGCGCCAGTTGATCTTCGGTGACGCTAACGGTGCGGCCCTCGGTGTCAAAGCACATGCCGCAACGGCAACGGCGCTCAACAAGGATTCCAGCAGCACCGGGGCGGGCTTTCACGAAAACAGTTATCTTGCTCATGCCGCCCCCTACAGCCACGCGCAGTTGATGATGGTAGCCGCGTCGTAATACTTGTTGCTTTCGCCGCCGTTGATGAGCTGCACACCCACAACGTCCAGGGCTGCGCTGTAGAGCGAGGACGGAACCACCAGCAACGTGCCGGACTTGCCCCCACGGCCAAGGGCAAGAGGACGCCCGCCGTCAGCCTTGTAGCCCTGCATCAGGGCCAGAGCCTTGCCGAAGTTTGCCGCGTTCAGCGTGTCGCGGCAGCACACGGCCTGCTGCCAGAAGCCGAAGCCCGCATTGCAGCGATAGCGCACGCCGTACAGGTATTCATCCTGTGTGAAAACGTGGTCCTGTTTGGGGTCAGTGACCGCCAACAGGTCCGGCTTGGTACGCTCCTGAAAAATGAGCGGTTTGAGGGGGCGGCTGGCGTCCAATATGTACCAAGCCAAGCCGGGGTCGCCTGCGGCCGGGTCAATAAGATTGCTGACGGTAACAGCATCGCCGGTGCCGTCGACCTGGGGGTATACGGGGTGATCGGTGTCAAAGAAGTTTTGCCCGTCATAGCAAAGCGTGGTCACGCCCTTGCCCAGCAGGCCAAACACCAGTTCATCCGGGTGGGTGGCCGCGGCATAGCCCATTTCGGCCAGCAGCGGCGTGTAGACGCCCAGGTTATCGTCCTCGATATCCGTGCGCGCTACGCCCACGGTACCCTCATACAGCTTGTTGGTGATGCTGTAGCCATGTTCCTGCATGGATTTCACGGTGCGGGGGCCGACCCATTCGCGCAGCTTGGGGTACTGACCGAGCCAACCGTAGGTAGTGGACTTGGCAGTGCTGGGTACATGAGTGGCGGCAAGCGCCCATTGGCTGGGGGCCTTGGCCTTGGCGTCTTCAAAGGTCTTGCTAAAGCCCACCCGCATGGATGCGAGCAAGGGGGCGGTAACTATGGCCATGACTATTTGGCCTCCTTGGCTTTGAGGTAATCTGCTTCGGTCATGCCAAGCTGGGCGCAGACGTACTTGTCTTCCGCAGTCAGGGATGCCAAGCCGGCATCGTCGCCGGGCTGACCGCTGGCGGCGCTCTGCTGGCCCTTGAGCGCCTCAATGGGCGTCGCGGCCTTCAGGAACGCCCGCAGGCTGTCGGGGTTGGATTTTGCCATGCCGAGCGCCCAATCCTTGGCGCTGACCGCAAGGCGGCCATCCTTGAGGGCGGCGTCAATATCCGCAGACAGGGCGGCCACGGACTGCGCGCCCTCAAGCTCGGCCACCTTGGCCCGCAATTGCGCGGCCTCGGTCTGCACGCTCTGGAATGTCGCCATACTGACGTACTGCGACGCATCGGGCGGCGTGGCCTTGGCGGTAGCAATCGCGTTTTGCGCGGCGGTAAGCGCATCATCCTTGCTTTTGAGCAAGGCAATCAGGTTTTCCTGCGGCAGTGTCGCCAGCGCGGCAGTGCAGGCGGCATCATCCGCAGTTTCGGGCAAGCCAAGAAGCTTGCGCAGCATTGCGAGCAGTTTTTCCATGTGGGGATTTCCTTCCTCAATTGTTTTGGCCTGGGCTGGCTGCATGCCGTCCAGGGCCGGATGGTTGGTAAGCGCAACACTCACAAGATCGAGCACTGCGCCTGTGGTCTTGTCCCAGGCAAACACGGGGCTGATGTACTGATATTCCTTGGCGCGGATGGCGGCCCGCGCGCGGTCTGTCCACTCCACCGTCGCAAACAGTCCCTCGGCGGTTATCTCCAGCCCCTCAATCCAGCCAGCCGCCGGGGCTGGTTGGCCGTTTTTGTCGCTCAAGTGGGTCTGGTGCTCGTAGTCAACAACAGTGCGCGTCTTTCGCCGGAACCAACGATTGACAAGGGCCTGCGCATCATCCGCCGTCAGCCTCCATGCAGTAACCGTGACCCCCGTGATATTGCCGGGGCGACCATCGCGCGCGGCAAAAGACCCCACGGGGAAGACCTGTATGCGGCCTGTGGTTTCGCCATATCCCGTGGACATGGTGGCCTCGTCTGTGAGGGCGACTATGAGTGCGTGCTGTGTGGTGTGCGTGTTCATGGCCCTGGTGTACCAGGGCCGGAGGCGGAAGAAAGACTGGCGCGCGTCAGCGGTTTGTGGATTGCCTGGGGGCACCATGTGGCAACGCGCAAAAGAAGGGCGTTAGAAGGGCGTTAGATTTTCTCAAACATCAAAAGACAGGCAACGGCCCATGACGGGGCAAAACAGGGGCGCAAATCGGGCGGCAGCCTATTTACCGAGGAGGGCCTTGCGGGCATAGTCGGCAATGATCTCTTTCATGTCCTGTTTGTCGTGCGGGCCAACGCCAAGAAAGCGGCGGCGCGGTATCTCGCTGCCGGGGTGAAAGACCGCCCGGCGTACATATGATTTGCCGCCCTTGCGCCACGCCAGCGCCTTCTTATCGCGCGGGCGTATCCAGTGCGCGCGGGTGATGCCGCCAAAGCACTGGATTGCGGCATACGTAACGTTGGTGCCGTAACGGGCATAGAGGTGGCCGTATTCCTGATGCATGCTGGTGTGCAGGTTACGGGTGCGCTGGAGCATGAGACCGGAGTGTCCGGCCTCTGTGCGTTGGCGCTTGTAGTCTGGAGTGAGGCTGGGCCACCTGGCCCCGGTTATGGGGTCAGTCTCGGTTTCAAAGGCGCGTTCTGACGCTTCGGCCATGACCTGGGCAAGCCCCATCATCAAGGGCGTGGTGTCGTTCATCGCATGGACAAGCCGCGTCAGGGCCGCGTCGACTTCGGCGGAATCCAGATTGACTTCAATTTTGAGCATAGTTATTATCCCTGTAGCAAAAGCTGATACGGGCGCGAAAGCGGGTGCTTGACGGAGCGACACCCGCCGTTAGGGGCTTTGAGGAGTACCGTTATACTCCCAAGGCGGAACCTCGTATCAGCTTTTTGTTTTGCCGTGTACAAGCCACCCCTCGCGCAGACTGTCCATATTTTTAGGTGTGCGCTGCATCATGTTCCACAAAAGCGACCCATCGCGGTTGATACGCACGACAACCAGCAGGGCGTATTTCCCCTCACTGAATAATCCAATATAATTCTCACGCAGCTTGCCGTCCGCATGTTCTTTGAGCCAGATTTCATGCGGCTGCTCAAGTGTGGGCAAGATATAAT